ACCCATACCGGCCTGGTCGTCGATCGCCAGGGCTATGGCGGCGTCGAGTTTCTGATTGCTTATGGCTCAGTGACGACCACGGGCACCGTCGTTGCCGTCGTCGTCAAAGAAGGCGACGTCACCGGCACGCTCACCAGTGTGGCCGACGCCGATCTACTGGGTACCGAAGCCCTGGCCGGCCTGGCCGCCGCGACACCGCGCGCAGCCGGTACCACCAAGGAAGTCACCAAGCGCGTCGGCTACAAGGGCAACAAACGCTACGTGTCTGTCGATCTGATCAATTCCGGCGTGACATCCGCCGCGATGATGGGCGCGATGGCGCTGTTGCACAACCCGACCAACGCACCGACGGCCAACCCGTAACACCAGGAATAGGGCGTCTGCTCTCCCAGGCGTCGCCGTGCAACTCGGCACTTAACCCATTCGGAGAGGAATGATCATGAAGGAAGGCGAACGGCAAGTGAGTCCTACCATCGAAGGCATCCGTGCCGATCACGTCAATCGCTATCGCTTCGCAGCCAAAGTGCTGCCGAGGAGTAGTCGCGTGATCGACTTCGCCTGCGGGGTGGGATATGGCACGCGGATACTGGCTGAAGCCGGACATATTGCCCGCGGCTTTGACATTGATGTTGAGGCAATTGACTATGCAAGGCTGCACTATGGGCAGAATGAGATCCAGGCGTTTCAAATGCCTACCTTCTCACTTGGCAACGGCAATGCACCTGGTGCGCTTGGCGACTACGACGCCGCAATCTCCTTCGAAACCATCGAACACCTGGAAGATCCGCGCCCGCTGCTGAAAGCCCTGCGCATGGCGGCGCCGCTGCTGCTGGCCAGCGTGCCGAACGAAGACGTCATGCCCTACAGTTTGGCGCCCGGCGTGGTGACCGCGTTCCACCATCGGCACTACACCAAGCACCAATTCGCCACGCTGCTGACCGAGTGCGGCTGGTGCGTGACCGAGTGGCACGGCCAGGCCGGCCCACAATCGGACGTCGAACTGGCAATGCCCGGCCGCACCTTGATCGCGATCTGCAAGCGCGACGTGCTGCCGGAAGAGTTGAACGAACCGGGCAAGCATGTGGCCATCCTCGGGCTGGGCCCGTCGCTGGACCAGTATCTGGAGATCACCAAGCGCCTGGGCGGGCGCTCGCGGTTCTGCGACGAGACCTGGACGATCAATGCGCTCGGCGACGTGTTCGCCTGCGACCTGGTGTTTCACATGGACGATGTGCGGATACAGGAGATCCGCGCCGCCGCCGCGCCGGCCTCGAACATCGCGGCGATGCTGAAGTGGCTCAAGAGAAGTCCGGTGCCGGTGGTCACCAGCCGCAAGCATCCGGACTACCCGGCTCTGGTCGAGTACCCCCTGGAGGATGTGCTGAACCACCTGGGTCACGACTACTTCAACAACACCGCCGCTTATGCCGTGGCCTTCGCCATCCACACCGGCGCTACCAAGATCAGCCTGTTCGGAATGGACTACACCTATCCGAACGCACACGACGCCGAGAAAGGCCGCGCCTGCGTCGAATTCTGGCTGGGCCAGGCACACGCGCGGGGCATCAAGATCAACCTGCCGAAGACCACCACGCTGATGGACTCGATGTATCCCAGGGCCTCTCGGCTTTACGGCTACGACACGCTCGATGTCGGCTTCAATGTTCAGGAAGACGGCACGCTGAAGCTAAACATGGTGTCGCGCGAGGTTTTGCCGACCGCCGCTGAAATAGAGAAGAACTACGACCACTCCGCTCCGATTGCCAAGCAACACCAGACCACGAAGGAATGATCATGGCGAAAAAAGTACACGAGGGAATGCAGGGTGACTCGCTGGAAGTCGAGGACGGCGGCGTTGTTCAGATCAAATCTGGCGCGCGTGTATTCCTTGAATCCGGCGCCATCCTACACCTCGCGACCGGCGCAGATATCAAGGTAAATGGCGACAGCCTGATTGCCGAGATTGCCGCGCTTACTGGCCTGGACACTGGCGAGCTGGGCGTCCTGGATTCCGCTAGCAGCGCGAACGACACGACCGGCAAGGTGGCGATCCTTGGCGCGGGTGGCGCCATGACGCTGGCCGGCGCGCTGACGCAGCAAGCCGTGGCGCTTACATCCGCCGGCGTCGGTGCGAAGAACGGCGGTACCGTGACGGTGGTTGAACAAGGCGACGGCGCGATCCACAAGACGATTCTCACGCTGACCGGAACGCCGGTCACGCTCACCGACGACCCAGGAAATGGCGCTTATGTGGGACTCAAGCTGTACGACTTCCCGGCCGGGAATATCGTTTCACTCGGGGCATCGATCAATGCCGACCTTACGCTTTCCGAGACATGGTGGGTGGACAATAAGCAAGGCGACGTTGGCCTCGGGACTGTCGCGACTGCGGTCGGCACGGCACTGACCGGCACCACGCAGAATATCGTTGCCACGACGGCGACGACCGCCTCGGCGCAGGTTGCGCCGCTCGATACGCAGTCCACCGGGGTCGGAACGTCCGGTGCCGCGGGCGGGACCGATGCCGACATTACGTTGAATATCCGGGTCGATGACGACGCATTGCACTTCCCGGACATCGTGACGAACGGCGCAATGGCCTCGGATACCGGTTGGACCAAGGGAACCGGCTGGACCGTGCATACCGTGGCCCCAGGAAAGGCCGATTGCGACGGCACGCAGGAGGCTGTTTCCGATCTGGCTCAGACACCTTCGCCGGTCACGGTGTTGTCGGGTATCTCGTACTCTCTGACATACACCACAACGCGCAGCGCAGGAGCGATTACCCCGGTGCTCGGCGGCACGCTCGGCACCGTGCGCAGCACAGCGAACACCTTCACCGAAACAATCATCGCCGGCGCCGACGGCACGCTGAAATTTCGCGCGGACGCCGATTTTGTCGGCACGCTTGACGATGTCATCCTGACGCCGCTTACGGGTTCCGGGTCGGTCACCGGGACGGTGACGGTCGCCTGGATCAACTCGGGAGACTTCTGATGCGCTACGACATTCTCCAAGACTTTCCTGGCAGTCAGGACGGTCGCCGCACTGAGCAATTCAAGGCCGGCACCCAGGTTGAACTGAGCAGCTACCTGGCCACGATGGTGGTCCCGGCCGGCCTGGCGCGTCCAGTCGGCCAGGCGGCAGAAATAGAAAACAAGGCCGTCGTGACCGATGGTGCGCAGACCGGCACGCTGGCAACGAAGCGCGGCAAAAAATGACCATCGTCGTCTATTCCGCAGCCGCCACAGAACCTCTGAGCATTGCAGAGGTGGCGGTCTACCTGCGCCTCGACGCTTCGAACCAGGAGCCGGCGCCGGGTGTCATTACGGCTGCACTCGCCTCGCCGGCTGTCGTCGGCAATGTGACGGCCGGCGCACACCGCTATCTGGTCACCTTCGTTACTGCTGACGGTGAGACGCAGGCCGGCGAGGTGTCGGCTGCCGTCACGGTCGCCGACGCGGCGGTTAATGGCAAGGTCGCACTGAGCGCCATCCCGATCGGCGGCGCCCTGGTCACCGCCCGCAAGATTTACCGCACCGCTACCGGTGGCTCGACCTATCTGCTACTGGCGACGATCGCCAACAACACCGCGACCACCTATACCGACAACATCGCCGATGCTTCGCTTGGCGCCCAGGCACCGACCGCCAACACCACCAACGATCCCCTGTTGGGCTCACTCGTCGCCACAGCGCGCGCCCAGGCGGAAACCGAACTGCATCGCTACCTGATCACTCAGACGCTCGATGCCTACTTTGACGAATTTCCGCGCTACGCTAATCCGCGCTTTCCGGATCGAACCCTTCGTCTGCCTCCGTTGCAAACCGTCACCGCCATCACCTACATCGACACGGACGGCACTACGCAGACGCTGGCAGCCGATCAATACATCATCGATGCCAACAGCAAGCCGGCGCGCATTAGTGAAGCCTGGGGCTGCTCCTGGCCGGTCACGCGCACACAGGAGAACGCTGTCAAGGTGCGCTTCGTCGCCGGGTACGGTTCTGCTGCTGCCGTGCCTGATTGCATCAAACTCTGGCTGAAGTTGCAAATCGCCGCCATGCATCCTGGCGTCAAGGAAGCGTTGCCGCCGTACACCGACCTTCTGCTCGATTCTGAGCGCGTTGCCGGGAGAATTTGACATGACCACCCCTTGGACCATTCCTGCCGAGCTCTGGGTCGGCGAAACCGTCGCCATTCTCGGTGCCGGTCCTGACATGACCGCTGCGCTTGCAGAGACGGCTTGTGGCCACAAGACCATTGCCGTCAATCGCGCCGTGAAGTTCGCGCCATGGGCAGACATGTTCGTGGCGCTCGACCCGCACCATCCCTTCTGGGAGGAGGCCGACAATCTCGGCTTCAAGGGCCTACGCATCTGCGGCGTCGAAAGCGATCTCGATGCACTCTACCCTGGCATGATGTACGAGACAGTCCAGATCGGCGACGGCCACACCATCCAGATCCGCAACAACGCCCTTGCCGCCATTCGCATCGCCGCCCTGTCCGGCGCCGCCAAGATCATCCTTCTTGGCTTCGACCCCGAACGCTACGAGGAAGTCCATGCGCACACCGGCTTCTTCGGGCTGGTGCAGGGACTGGAACAGATCATCAACGAGCTGCGCGGACAGGGCATCGAGATCGAGCGCGTGGATACGTCTGCACAATTCCCCGGCACGCGGCCGCCACGGCGCGGCGAGCAGGCCGTTGCCGAAACAATCGACCCGGCCACCTTCCCGGAACAGAAGCGCAAGGGGC